CCTGGACCCCCAGAACTGTAGAACCCGGGGTCGCCATAGGCCCGTCCTGGCCTTCCTTGGTGCTTTCCTGGCCCTCTAGCACAAGACCAGCTACCTATATAGCCACCCCTCCCGGTCCTGCGGACGGAAAGCCCAGGAGAGGCCGGGACGGGCCAACGCTCGCCTCATGAAGAACCGGTTCCTGACCTGAACCCCGCAGAAGACCTCGACGTGACCGAGGCGAACCTGGGCTCCGGGAGCGGACCAATCATGAGCCGGCCCGTCGCAGGTTGAGCCTTGCTTGATCTCAGCTAGCGAGAGGTTCATCAGATAGCTTGCCTGCTTGCGGACCTCGAGCCATCGGCGAATGTAGCGAGACCACACGGCTCGAGAAGGCCAGTGCTCGGGTTGCTCGTCGCCGTCGAGTTCGGCGACCCACTGCAATCGCTCGGTGCGATCGCCGGCCCGGTTGCCGAGCAAGCGTGGCGCATAGAGCACAGCAAACTCAGCCCACGACGACTGACGACGAGCCGCACCAAGCGAGATGGCCTCGTGGATCGCTCGCCCATCGACGAGCCGGAAGCAAGACCAGCCGGCCTCGGACACGCAAAGCCGAGCCAGCTGCAACGCTGGGCTGATCGCTGGGTTCGGGTCGCTGGTTTGGCTTCGACCAGCACGGGGCCAGGCGAGGCAACAGACCAGCAAGCCCAGGGCAAGGCCTCGCAGGGCTCGGGTCACTAGAGCAGCTTAGCATAAACCCCACCTCAAAACCACCCACTGAACAGTCGGTCAGTCATGCGCGTAAAGGAATCTTTTTTTTCCTATATAGTATCCGTGCGCAGCACCCAGAACGGTTGCCGGCAAGCAACCTTGTGATCCAAGGTTCGCGATCTAAGCCTTTATCGAAGGGGCCTTGTGACCCGTTCTCGACGGGCAACGAGATATCGAGACTTCGAGATTGCCTCGCCCTAAGGCTTGTCGACCAACCTTTGCTGATCGGCATAAGGCTTATTGCGTCAGGGATCTTATCTCGCCCACCAGGTTCTTCTGCTACGTCAATCGTTCTGACCTGTGTTTCTGGACACAGCAGCCTCGGTTTAGACTTGACACGCCCTTTGACCCGTGCTCGACTGGCCCTCCGATGAAAACCTCCTACTTCGACCGAGTCACCTCGACGACCCCCATCCACAAGTCGTTCGACACATGGGAAGAACTCGTTTCGTTTGTTGGGAAACACAGGTTTGACTACAAGCACAAGCGCGATGTGCCTCTGTTCTCTCCCGCCGAGTACAGACCAGGCTCGCCTCGCCTCAAGGTCAACGTCGCACGCGTGCACTTCGGCGCAATCGACATCGATGGCGTCTCGGACGAGAACCTCGACCTGATCCTCGAGCGAGTCTCGGGTCTGCGCTTTCTCTTCTACACGACGTGGTCTCATGCGTCCGAGAAGCCCGGAAACTCGGCTCGTCTCTTCTTTCCGCTCACAAGGCCCGTAGAGACAGTCGAGTGGTCAACGTTCTGGCCTCGCCTGCGCGCGTACTTTCTGAACCTGATCGACGAGTCTTGTTCCGATCAGTCTCGCGTCTTCTACCTGCCCTCTGCACCGGCGCACATGGCCGATGCAGCTGTGTGGTACGAAAACGAAGGCGAGCCCTTCGACGTCGACGCGCTACTGCGAGCCTCGAGCCTCGAGCTTCCGATCTCGGTGGCACGTGTACCGGTGACCAGAGAAGCACTTTCTGAGTGGGTCCAGTCGCTTCGCAGTGGTTCGGCCAGCGACTACCGAACGTGGCTTCGCTCGTCGTTGCGCTTCCTGCTTTCTGGTGATCCGCTGGCTCAGGAAGGCGAGCGAGACAATACGATCTTTAAGCTCGTTTCGGCCATTGTGCAGCGGTTCCCACACGCGACAGCGGAATCGATCGCAGAACTCTTCGCCGATTCCTGCGTTGCGATGGGCTTCGAGCACAAGCAGGTGCTCGAGAAGGCGCAAAGGCTGCTCGATGCACAAGAGGTCGAGCAGGCGAAAGAGCAGACGCAGGCCCTCGAGCAGAAGCGCGCGCAGATCCGTTTCGCGTTTAACTCGAACAGGGAGGTTCCGTATTCGGCTGACGAGCTTGCCGCGTTCGCGAAAGACGCAGGCTGCACCGAAGCCGAGTTCGCGCGACGTTGGGTCTTGCAGAAAGACAACTCATTTTGGTTTTTCGTCAACGGGTCCTATCGTGGCCCTTACACGATCTCGGAGATCATGGGTGTTGCTCCTCTACTGCTCGCGCCTGCGTCGTCTGCTGGCGTCGACGTCAACATCGTGACGAAGACCGGCGTTCGTGTGATGACCGGTCCCGAGCTTGCGGCGAACTTCGGTCAGGTCGTGTCGCACGTCGCGCTCGACATGATAGCGCAACGCTACTCCTTCGACCAGAAGACCAGCACCTTGATCGAAGCGCCTTGTCCGAGGCGTCTGATCGACGCCGAAGACCACCCGGTTGTGGCCGAGTGGCTGCGTTTGCTCGGCGGACCCGAGCACAACGTCTTGCTCGACTGGATCGCGTCGATCACGCGCCTGTCCGAGCCCTGCTCGGCCTTGTACCTCGAGGGCTCCAAGGGTGCAGGCAAGACGCTTCTCGCACACGGGCTCGCGAGCATCTGGACCGAACATGGCCCGACGAGCCTCGAGGACGCCTTTTCTGCCTTCAACTCAACCTTGATCGGATGTCCGGTCGTCCTGGCCGACGAGGTCATGCCAACCGACTTCCAGGGGCGCGCGAGAACAGGTCCGCTGCGCCAGTTCGTGCAGGCCAGGCAGCGCACGCTCAAGCGAAAGTTCTTGCCCGATTCGACGTTGCGGGGCTGCATCCGCCTTGTGCTTGCAGCCAACAACCGCGAGATGCTCTCGAGCAACGAACAGTTGACGGTCAACGACATCGAAGCCATCGTCGATCGGGTCCTGCACATTCACGTCACCGACGAGCCCGCGATGTTCTTGCAGCGGCACCGAATCACACCCGACGAGATCGCGTCGCACGCGTTGTGGCTCTCGCAGACTCGCAAGGTCGACTCGAGCCACCGCTTCCTCGTCACAGGCTCGCGGACCGACCTCCACAGGTCTCTGACCACAAGTTCTGGCCTCCGTTCCGCTGTCTGCCATTGGCTCGTTGCGTACCTGCACGAGCCGCACAAGGTCGACGTCACCAAGACTCGTCTGATCCGCAAGTACGATGGCTCGCTCTACGCGACCTCGCGAGGCCTGATCCGGCACTGGCCAACCTACGAGACGAATCAGGACCCACCACCCATCGGCCCATTGTCCAAGGCTCTTTCTGGGATCTCAATCAAGAAGCGACTCCTCAAGGCAGGCGACGGTCGACCGACGTGGTTCTGGCAGGTCGATCCCGAGAACCTGTGTGCATGGGCCGAGGACAACGGGTACGCCGAGCGCTCGCAGGTGCTCGACCTGATCCGCCAGACACAAGCCGAGGTGAACGCTGATGCAGCCGAACGAAACTGATCGAGTGCGCACGATCTCGACCGACGACCGCAAGAAGCTCGCGCGTTGTGCGTCCTGCGGCTCACCGATCATGTTCCTTGTCGGCGACGCCAAGGAAGACGACGTCATCGTGTGCCTCTGGTGCACGGCGGAGAAGCGAATGGTGCGCAAGTGAGCAAGTACCCTACGAAGACACCAGGGGTCAGGGAGGAAAATGACTTCTACCCGACCCCTGATTGGGCTATTGATAGGCTGCTCGAGGAGCACGGAGACCTATTCATAGACACCGACGGTCCGATTTACGAGCCATGTGTTGGAGATGGTGCGATTGTGCGTGGCTTTCGCCGCTTTGGTATCATCCGCCCTTGGTTGGGTAGAGACATCATTCGCTACCCGTGGCAGGACGGCGGACAGCCAGAGGAATTTCAAGTCGCCTCTGCTTTGGATGACGTAGACGTTCTGGATGCAGTAACAAACCCACCTTTCTCGCTCGCCATGCCGATCGTTGAACGACTAATCGCAAATACTCGACGTTTTGTCTGTGTTTGTGTCAGGGTGACGTGGTTAGAGTCGCGAGAGCGTAACAACTTCATGCGCCTTTGTCCACCTAAGCACGTGCTGTATTTGCCACGTAGATTCGAAGGTGGAATCAAAGGTGGATCAGACACCTGTGGTCGGGTTTGGTGTATTTGGGACACAGCCAGCAACAGCCTGGACACGTCCCTGCGCATCGCCAGATTTTAGAGCGCCAACCCGCACGTGTCGTCCTGTCACAGTTAAGGCAAGCGACCACATAAGAAACCCATAAGAGACACATAAGGAGGAGTTGCCGGGGTCGGCACGGTTGCTGCAACAACCGAGACCGAAGCCGCAAGGGGCGGCCGATACAAGGAGACCCACAATGACCGTTTCCCAGCTGATCGCTCTCCTCTCCACGATGCCCGCCGACGCCGAGGTTGGCCTCTACAACGAGAACTCCGGACACGTGGTCCGCCTTCTCAACCCGCCCGTCAGCCTCGAGACCGAGGAGGGCGCGTTCGTTTGCCTCGAGGGTGACGACGGTTACGCGATCGAGGTGCTGTGATGCACAGCCGCAAGATCATCGACGTCGCTACTGTCGTCGTCGAGCTTTTCCTCGGACCCGAGCAGCCCGTGAACCTCTTTCGTGTGGCCACAGCCTGCGGCATGAAGGTCAGGCAGGTCGAAGCCGCCGTTGCCGCCGCGCCGCACCTGTTCGTGGTCACACCTGAGGGTCTCGAGCCCTCGCGACACGCGCTCTGCAAGCTGCTCGACTGCGTCGCGTTTACCAACGGCGAGGCCATCGGCGAGGCGCTAACGCAGTTCACCGTCAAGGGAAAGAAGCTGTCATGAAGCTCACCCCAGCACAGATCTCGCTTCTAGGCGACGTCGAGTTCGAGATCGGCCTCATGTTCGGCGGGTACAGCCCGACAGAACGTCCATTGCGGCGCGAGCGCTGGTCAATCGTGACCGGAGAGATCACCGACGTGTTTTGGAGTGGACCCAAAGGAGCACCGGATAACCGCGTGTCGTACTCGACGCGCCAGCAGATGAAGAAAGGAACCTGATCATGCCCAGACTCGCACGGCTCCCGAACCTCAACGACCCTCAGACCAAGGCCCTCACCCTCGCGCTGCAGGAGCGAGGTGGAGTGTACGCCGGGCACGGCACATACAGCGGAGGCAGGACGGTCAAGATCGACGCAATGACCCTGCAGGCCCTCGAGCGCCGAGGCCTCGTCGAGACCTTCATCCACCCGGACGGCGGGCTCGGCGCGAAGCCGACCCGCAAGGCGCGCGAGTTGGTCAAGACCGTCGCAGCCTGACGTTCACACCGAGCGGTCCCGCACGTGCGACTCTGGCACGGCGGGGCCGCTCAACCGTATAAGGAACCCATAAGGAACACGTCAAGCGGGGTTGCCGTGGTTGGCACAAGGGCTGCATTAGGGGAGACCGAAGCTGCACGGAGCAGCCGACGCAAGGAGCCACACAATGACCCTCTCGATGACCGGATTCGCCTCGTTCGCCTCACTCGACAACACCCCCGCGGTGGGCATGCCCGCTACGGTGTGTGGCTGGACCGACAGGCACCCTTTCACTGTGGTCCGGGTCTCCGCCTCGGGCAAAACCTGCTGGGTCCGCGAGTGCTCCTCGAGGCGCACGGACAACAACGGCATGAGCGAGTCGCAGACTTGGGAGATCACCGAGAACCCCGGAGGGCGCGTGCTCTGCTTCAAGCTTTGCCTCGGCGGCAAGAGGAGGTCGGGTGGCTGGCGCGAGGCCGGTAGCAACGGACGCGGGAGTCGCCTCGTCCTGGGTGAGCATCGCCGCTACTTCGACTTTTCGTTCTGAGATTGACTCGCTCCGGTTGCCGTGCTATACTCGATTGCCCAAGTGAAGCCGCACGATGCGGCAGAAAGATAGGCCCACATGCAGACCCCGTTCGTCACTCAGATCCTCCCGACCAACCCCGACATGCCCGAGAACTCGGCCCGTCTCGCGTCCGAGGCCGTCTCGGCGTTCGTTCGTGCGGGCTCGGCTAGGTTCACGCTGCTGAACCCGCAGACCGGCAAGCGCTTCACGTACAAGGTCAGCGCGCCGAAGTCGGCCCCGGACAACCCGCAGCCCGACGACGCGAAGCCGCTCTTCGTCTCGGTCCTCACGGGCTCGGACAACGACTCCGACTACAGCTACCTCGGCGTCATCTTCGCCGACTCCGGGTTCCGCGTGACGCGCCGCTCGAAGATCTCGCCGGACGCCCCGTCGGCCCTCGCGTTCGGTTGGTTCTGGCGTCGGCTCTCGAGCGGCTCGAGCTTCGAGCCGTGCGAGGTCTGGCACATGGGCCGGTGTGGTCGTTGTGGTCGCGCCCTGACCGACCCGGAGAGCATCGCCGCTGGCATCGGCCCCAAGTGCGAGGAGATGTCGTGAGTGACCTCGTGACCTATTTCGCGTTCGGCTCGAACATGTCGACGCGACAGATGTTCAACCGGTGCCCGTCGGCCCGTCCGATGGGCACCGGAGAGCTTCGCGGCTACCACCTCGTGTTCGGCGGTCGCGGGGTCGCGAGCATCGAGCCCCACGAGAGCCGCAAGGTGCATGGCGTCCTGTACGTCATGAAGGCCGCCGACCTGCTCCAGCTCGATACCTACGAGGGTGTCCCGACCGTGTACCGCCGTTGCTTCCGAAAGGTGGTCGACAAGTTCGGGACCCGCTGGAAGGCCCACACCTACGTCCTGAACGACGCGGGCCGCTCGAGGCCAGCGGAGAGCTACCTCAGCACCATTCGCGAAGCATACGTGCGATTCAACCTCCCGATCGAGCCGCTACACCGAGCACTCGAGGACGCCAAGCCTCGCCCTGTCCTGCAGGTGCCCGAGCGCATGAACGACGAGGACATCCGGCGAATGATGATGCGCGTTCACTAACGGTCGTCTCGCCCGGCGACCGAGCACGGCGGCTCTCCCACCGTTCGTGCTCCTGAAAGCCCAGGACGTAGGCTTGACGGCCGGAGAGACGGCACTTTCTCGAGGACCCGATGCCCAGACGCCGAACCGGTCGACGTGGAGTGACGGAAAGTCGGGCCTTTCTCGAGGGCCTCGGCCCGTCGTCGACCGTGGAACCGTCGTCCACAACGTGCGAGTCTGCACGTGCGATTCCGACACAACGGGAATCGCCGACCCCAGCCACAACACCCACGAACCCCTCAGAAGCATATAACGAAGCCATAACAACCGTGTCAAGCGGGGTTGCCGGGGTTGGCACCGTTCCTGCAATAACACCTCCCGAAGCCGCAAGGGGCGGCACAAGGAGACGACAGACCATGACGACCCTCAAGGACATCCGCTTTGGCATCGAGTTGGAGACCGTCGGCCTTTCGATCGAGCGCTGCGTTTCGGTGATCGCGGCTGCGATCCCGGGCTCGCGTGGCTCGTACGACAAGGTCCGCCTCGCCGATGGTCGCAACTGGTCTTGCGTCCGCGATGGTTCGCTCACCCCGGGCCAGTCCTGCGAGGTCGTCTCGCCGATCCTCACGTACGCCGACATGGACATGCTGCAGAACATCATCCGCGCACTTCGCGAGGCAGGAGCTAGGGCGGACGATAGCTGCGGGATCCACGTGCACGTCGACGGTTCGGTGCTCGACGCGCGCTCGATGGCCAACCTCGTCAAGAGCTACAACAAGCAGGAGGATCTCCTGGTCAAGGCGCTCGCGGTCCGCAGCAATCGTCGCCGGTACTGCAACGCGGTCGATCAGGCCTTCCTTGGCCGTCTCGAGCGCCGCGCCGTCCGTTCGCTGGACGACGTGCGCACGGCTTGGTACGGACGCCGCGAGATGCACGTGAGCCGCTACGACGTCTCGCGCTACCACGGGCTCAATCTCAACAGCTTCTTCTACCGTGGCACCGTCGAGTTTCGCCTGTTCAACGGCTCGATGCACGCTGGCGAGGTCAAGGCGTACGTGAACCTCTGCCTCGCCATGGTGGCCAAGGCCACGCAGATCAAGTCCACCCCGAGCAGCAAGCGCGAGAGCACGGACGAGACGGCCAAGTACGACATGCGGATGTTCCTCGTGTCCCTGGGCTTCATCGGCGACGAGTTCGAGAGCACGCGCCTTCACCTCCTCAAGCACCTCAAGGGCTCGGGCGCTCACCGCAACACGACCCGCAACCCCGAGCCGCGCGTGACTCCGCCCGGGATGCGCTGGGTCTTCGGCCGCCTGATCCCGGTCGCAGGCCAGGAAGCAACCCAGGCCTGAGGTTCACACCGGGCGGTCCCGCACGTGCGCCCTTGGCACGACGGGACCGCCGACCCCATAACGAACACATAAGGAACCCATAACAACCGCGTCAAGCGGGGTTGCCGTGGTTGGCACAAGGGCTGCAATAACGTCTCCCATGACCAACCCGAACAAGTTCCTCGCCAGCCACACCCTCGGCCTTCTCGATTGGGCGCGCGAGGCCGCCCCTCGTTCCAACAAGGGCTGGGCCGTTGCTCGCCAGCCCTCCACCCGCTGGGATCACTTCTCTCCCAGCTTTTCCGCCCCCTCTTTCAGCTGATCGGAAGTGGCACGACACAATCCCCGGGGTCACCCCCGGGGGAGCTTGCCGAGGCAAGGCGGAGCGCCCCTCCGCTCGTGCGACCCCCGATCCGCTGAACCCAGAAGCCGCAAGAAGCGGCAGAAAGACAGGACACCGTGACGACCGAGATCACAGACACGAGCCTTGCGGTTTTCTTGGCCTACGCTCGGGATGCCCGCAACTGGTCTGGAACCCCAATGGTGGGAGGCAACGTCGGCGGAAGCCCGGAGGAACGCGGGAACATCACGCAGTGCAAGCGTGCTGGGTTGTGGATCACGTGGAAGGACGAGGGCTGTACATGGATCCAGTTCACCGAGGCCGGCAAGGCGTTGGCCCTCAAGCACGGGATCGAACTGTGACCCACCTCGTCTTCGTGTACGGCTCGCTGCTCTCGGGTGAGCACAACCACGGGCTCCTGGGAGGGGCCACGTTTCGCGGCATAGCGAGCACGTGGCCACACTTCCGCCTCTACGACCTGGGTTCGTTTCCAGGCGTCGTCGAGCACCACAAGGGCCGAGTCATCGTCGGCGAGGTGTATGAGGTCGACGACGCAACGCTCGCGCGCCTCGACCGGCTCGAGGGACACCCGCGCATGTACGAACGCCGCACGGTCGCGTGCGTCGGCCCGGGTCTTCGCGTGCACAAGGCTTGGCTGTACGTCTACAAGGGCCGAGTTCTCGAGCAGGACGAGGTTCGCAGCGGCAACTGGCAACTGCACCGAATGGAGAGGGACCGATGAATCTGATCATGCAGGACGGGCGCGTGTTTCGTGGCAGCAAGCGAGACATCGTGGAGCAGATGCGGTCGTCGGCGTTCTCGCCGCACGCGAGCCTCGAGGCGTACATCGTGTGGTGCGCCGATCGTGCAGGCCTGGCCTTGCGCGAGGACACACCGGAAGCGCTGGTCGACGCGATGCTCAAGGCCGAGATCGTCGCCGAGAAGGGCAGCAAGCCGTGAGACCGAAGAGAACAGACAACGAGGTCGTCTACTCACTCGATGAGGTCCGCGACCTCGTGTGCGAATGAGCCGCGGTGGACCGCCAGAGGACTTCGTGCCCTATTCGGCGAGAGTGAGGCTCTCCAAGAAGAGCATCATCATCAGCTGGAATGACGACGAATCGCTGCGTGTTGCGGCCTCTGCACTTCGCGCAGCCTTGCGCGAACGCAGCCGACGAGGAGATCTAGACAACGAAGACAAGATCTGGGAAGCCGACGCCGCTCTTGCACTGGCCCTCGGCGAGGAACCTTGACACGACACGCCAAGCGTGGTAAGCAGAACGTCCCGTGGAGCGAGCCCTTAGCAAGACCCAACTCGAGGCCTGGAAGCTCTGCAAACGCAAATGGGGCTTTCCTTACCTCGAGGGGCTCCGAGGCTCGAACGAGTTCGCGACGTTCGGCACCCAGGTTCACGCTCAACTCGAGCGTTGGCTGGCGCGCGGTGTCCTGCCCGATCCGTACCTGCCCGAGGGCAAGGTTGCCGAAAGCGGGCTTCAACATCTGCCACCTCCGAGCACGCCCGGCTTGCTTGTCGAGACCGAGGTCTTCACGATCACGAACGAGTCGGTTTACCACGGGTTCGCCGACTGGATCGAGCCGCCCGTTGACGGTGTGCCCGTCATCGGCGATCACAAGAGCACAGTCGACTTCAAGTGGTCCCTCACACCCGAGGACCTCGAGCAAGACATCCAGGCCAACATCTACGCGCGCGCAGCGATGCAGCTGTACGACGTCGATCGGGCCGAGGCTCGCTGGATTTACTACCGCACACGTGGAGCGCCGAAGTCTCACGTGGTCTCGCGCAGTTTGACCCGCGAAGGTGTCGAGCGTGTGTTCCTCGAGGTCATCGACCCGCTGGCGGCAGAAATCCAGGCAGCATGGGAGCAGAGGCCGCGAGTGCTCGAACTCGAGCCGAACCCGCGAGCCTGCAACGATTTCGGTGGCTGCCCATTCCGGGAAAGCTGCTCGATGGATGCGAAAGGACGGTTGATCGCTATGGTGGCACACAGCGGACTTGCAGCGCAGATGAAGGCCAAGGCGGAGGCCAAGAAGGCGGCCGAGGCCCAGGCTTCGACCACAACCCCGAAGGCGGCCGAGGCCCAGGCTTCGACCACAACCCCGAAGGTGGCCGAGGCCGAGGCCCCGACCGGGGGGATCAACCCTCCCGAGGGCCAGGCCTCCAAGGTGCCGCTCAAGGACCGGCTCAAGAGCCTCTCCAAGGCCGCCAAGGGCGAGACCCCGGCGACCCCCGCCCCCGAGACGCCAAAGGCCACGGAGGACCCTCCGGAGGTCAAGATCGGGGACTTCTGGGCGCATGGCTCGGACAAGAAGCCCTCGCAGGTCGTCGCGATCGGACCCGGCGACCAGGTCGCCCTGAACGACGGGACGTCTTCGGTGACGACCTCGACCAAGTTCCTGCGGAACCCGACGACCGGATGGCGCTTCGTGCGCTCCGGAGGCGCTCCGGAGGCCTCGAGCGAGCCGACCCAGGCGAAGGCCGCCCCCGAGAAGCCGAAGGCCACGAAGACGGCTCCGGAGCCCGCCGCGAGCACCGGGTCGGGCTTCACCCTTCTGTATGGGTGTTTCCCGACCCAGGGTCCGGGGGTCACGCACGCGACCGACTACATCGGCCGAGCCAAGCACATGATCGAGAGCGAACTCGGTCTGCAGGACTACAGGCTCGCGGAGTTCGGCAAGGGTGCAGGTCTGCTCGCAGCGGCAACCCGCCAGTGCATCGCCGACGACCCGCCGGATGGGCTCGTGTTCCTCGACTCTCGGACCGACGAGGGACGGCACACGTTCGAGGCATTCCGCGAGTCGGCGTCGATCGTCATCCGGTCGCTGTGATGCTCGGGTCGGCGATCTTCGTCGGGGTGGTTGTCCTTCTAGCGATCGCCATCATGATCCACGAGGACCCATGATCTGGCCTTGCGGTCTGCATCAAAGCGAAGGCGAACCTCCGCTTGAGTGCCCGATCTGCAAGGCTGCATTGGCCGAGATCGAGGCCTCGCCGTTCGCGAATGGCGCACGTACACGAGCCCAGCACAAGGCCTGGAAGGGCCGACGAGCAACCGGCAAGGACAACCAAGGACGACAGCTGTTCGGCAACAGCAGGAAGGCGAAGAAATGAATCAGAAGACGATCGAAGAGCACGCGGTGGAACACCTGGACAACATCCGACTGGACGACGATCATCTCGAGCCTGCAGTCCGACATCGACGCGATGGGAGACGACGAGTGAACGACAACGAACGAGAGGAGCGCGAGCGCCAGAAGCTCGCCGCTGGCCTGCGAGGGACGCACCGACAGAAGGTGAAGCGCTGCTTCAACGACGCGCGGCTCGCAGTCGCGGCTCGTGTGTACGGGAACCGTCGTCAGCGTCGCGCCGCACAGCGTGCGATCGCGCTTCACGAGAAAGGCAGGAAGCACGTTCCGTGACGAGTCTCGCCGATCGCCTTCTCGCCAAGGTCGGAAAGACCCGGGCCGACGTCAACCCGAGATCGGGTGTCGGTCAGGCTTTCCGCCGAAAGGGTGTGGAACGGACACCGGATTTCGTCCGTGTGTTGACGCTTCCTCGCATCGACTGGCGAGAAGGCGCGAGCGAGCTTGCGGACATGCTGACCGACGAGTTCGGTAGACCAGCGGGCAAGTGCAACGAGGACTGCATCTGTCGCGGTGTTGGGCACATGCGGCTCCGGCCCGTGCAGGCTGCGTCGCTGGCCGCGTTGCACGACTTCGGTGGCTTGTTCGCACCGATCGTCGTCGGCGGAGGGAAAACGCTGGTCTCGTTCCTGTCGGCTCGTGTGATCGACGCCAAGCGTCCGCTGTGTCTCGTTCCCGCGAAGCTGCGCGGAAAGACCGAGGCCGAATGGTGGAAGCTCTCGGTCCACTGGAAGCTCCCACAGATTCGCGTCGAGTCGTACGAGCGCCTCGGTCGCGCCGAAAACGCGAAGCTACTCGAGCAGTACCGGCCCGATTTCATATTCGCCGACGAGGCACATCGCCTAAAGAACACCAAGGCTGCAGTCACTCGACGCGTGCACCGGTACCTGCAGAGCCAATGGAAGGACAACAAGCGAGTCGTCGTCGCGCTCGCGTCGGGTACGCTGACCACGCAGTCAATCCGCGACTACTGGCACCTTCTGCGCTGGACGCACGGCACCGATCGGATGCCGCTCCCGCGCGAATGGGCCGAAATGATGGAATGGGCGTCGGCCCTCGACGTCCTGGGCTCGAGTGTCATCCGCACAGCACCGGGAGCGCTGTCCGAGTTCTGCACGACCAAGACGCCGGACCTTGAGACCGTGCGCGACGGATACCGCAAGCGCATCGTCGAGACTCCCGGTGTCGTCTCCACCTCGACCAAGCACGTTGGCTGCTCGCTCCTGATCACAGGACAAGACCTGCCCACACTCGACAAGCTCGCGCCACACTACGAGCGGCTGCGCACCGAGTGGCAGACGCCGGATGGTTGGGACTTCTCCGAAGCTATCGAACTCTGGCGACACGCGCGCGAACTCGTAAATGGTTTCTTCAATGTCTGGGATCCTCGGCCGCCCGAAGAGTGGATGCGCAAGCGCAAGGCGTGGCACCGATTCGTGCGTGTCGTGCTCAAGCACTCGCGCCAATACGACACCGAGTTTCAGGTCGCGACTGCTTGTCATCAGGGCAAGATCTCGCCGATGGTCGACGGCGTCGACGTCTACCGCGAGTGGAAGACGATCAAACCCACGTTCGAGCCTAACGCGATTCCGGTGTGGGTCGACGACACAACGCTCCGCTTCGCTCAGAAATGGCTCGAGGAGGACGCCGGGATCTGCTGGGTCGAGCACCCGTGCTTTGGCGAGAAGCTCGCGAAGATGAGCGGCTTTCCCTACTACGGGCGAAAGGGCCTCAACAGCAAAGGCGAGGCGATCGAAGACGCGAAGGGACCGATCATCGCGTCGGTGCTCGCGAACGGAGAAGGCCGGAACCTGCAGCGCTGGAATCGCAATCTCGTTGTGTCTTGTCCGCCGAACGGCAAGACAATCGAGCAGCTTCTCGGGCGCACGCACCGAGATGGGCAGGAAGCGGACGAGGTGTGCTATAGTTTCGTGATCGCCTGCAAGGAGCAGCTGGACGGATTCCACAAGGCCGTGCGCGAGGCGCAGTTTATCGAGCAGACACTCGGACAGCCGCAGAAGCTTGTATACGCAGACAAGGACCTCGGGTCGTTCGAGGAGAAGAGAGGACCGAGATGGTAGCGAAGCGAAAGAGCCTCGGGCAGATCGCATTCGAGGCGTACAACGAGGCCAAGGGCGGAGTTACGTACGATGGAAAGCCGATCCCACCTTGGGAGGACGTCGGCGACGCTGTGCGCAGCGCATGGGAAGCAGCGGCCCGTGCCGTGTGGGAGAGGTCGACGGCGGATGTGTTCGCCAAGTGAACGTGCCTGCAAAGCTCAAGCGGTAGAGCACCTGTTTTGTAAACAGGAGGAAGCGAGTTCGAGTCTCGCTGCAGGCTTGCGGAGCGTGTTGCTCTGCTAGTAGAGAAAGAGAAGGCAAATCATGGGATTCTTCAAGAACATCGAGAGCGCGAAGGTCGGACTCGGCGGAATCTACTTCCTCGCCAACAAGGGCGAGGGCCACACCGAGAAGGAGCCGAAGTGGATCCCGGCGTCGTACGACCTCGAGATCCTCAAGATTACGACGATGACCTCGCGCAAGAAGGACGACCTGTTCATCGTCGAGTGCAAGATCATCAAGTCGGACTGTCCCGAGCGCAAGGCGGGCATCTCGGCTTCGTGGGTCGTGAACCTCAAGCAGGACGCCGCGATGGGCAACATCAAGGGCTTCATCGCAGCGGCGAACGGCATCGACCCCAGCGACGAGGAGGCCGTCAACGAGGCCGTGACGGAGGAAGTCTGCGAACTCGCGGTCTCGAACGATCAGCCGCTCGCGGGCAACAAGATCCACCTCGAGTGCATCATGATCAAGACGCGCGAGAACAAGGACTTCACGCTCCATCGCTGGTCGCCTGCGGCCGAGGCTGCGTGACTCTCGAGGCCGCGCGAAACCGTGGCCTCGCTCGGAACGCCTCGGGGCGGTGAAGCCTGCAGATGACGGCGTGACAGTTGGAGAGACAACGAGATCCGTAGCTCAACTGGAAGAGCGCAGAGCCCGGAGAGACGGGCGGTGTCGGTTCGAATCCGGCCGGATCTGTAGATGACGCTCGCATTCGACAACGAAACATTCCTGATCGGCCAAGCGCAGGTTGCGCCTCCGCTCGTCTGTGTGTCGTTCACCGATGGCGAAGAGGTCGACGTCGTGCACCGACGCGACCCTGCCGCGTACAGGTTCGCGCGATTCGCGCTCGAGTCGGAGCACGAGCTTGTTGGGCAGAACGTGCCCTTTGATCTCGCTGTATGGTGCAACGAGTGGCCGGACCTGCTCGATCTTGTGTTCGCGGCTTACGACGCAGACCGAGTCGTCGACACGATGGTCCGGCAGAAGCTCCTGGACATCGCGCACGGCTGCTATCGTGGCTTCCGCTCCGGATTGACTGGCGTGTGGATCGAGCACAAGTATCACCTCGCCGACCTCGCGAAGAGACACACGTATCCGGTCGACCTGGACAAAGACACGTGGCGGTTGCGCTACAACGAACTCGTCGACCTCGACGTAGCCGATTGGCCAGAGGGTGCAGTTGACTACAGCGCACACGATGCGTTGTCGACTTTTCATGTGTGGCGAGCACAAGAAGCCGAACGGCGGCTGCTCGATGACCAGTACCGCCAGTGCCGAGCCCATTGGGCTTTGCACCTGATGAGCGCCTGGGGTGTGCGTACTGATCCGGCCATGGTCGACCGGCTCGAGAAGCTCACGCGCGCCATGCTCGCCGACCACGAGGCGACGCTACTCGAACACAAGCTCATCGAGCCCAAGAAAGCCGGTGGCTTCACCAAGAAGGTCAAGCGTGCACAGGAGTTCGCGAAGGCCGCTTGGGAGCGCCGAGGCGGAGAGATGGTGCTAACCGACGGCAAGCAGGTCTCGCTGTCAGAGGACGCAGCCGAGAGGCTCGGAGACCCGGTCATCACGGCGTTTCAGCAGTTCGGCTCCGCGTCGACCATCCTGGCTCGTGTCGAAGAGCTTCGACCGGGGCTCCTGCACACGAGGTTTGATGAACTCATGCAGTCTGGCCGGACCTCGAGCAGCAAGCCCAACATCCAGAACCGAGCGGTCGACATCATGGTGCGTCCGCGTTGCGGACACAAGGTCAACAAGAAGAAGACTTCTTGTCCCGAGTGCAAGACGCCTTATGAGGTCGCAGGCGACAGAGAGGCGTTCGTGCCTCGCGAGGGCTGTGTGCTCCTCATGTCCGATGTGCCCGGCCTCGAGCTTCGCACGATAGCCCAGACGTGCGTCAAGATCGTTGGCTACTCGCGCCTCGGCGAGATCTTGAACGCCGGCCGCGATCCACACATCGAGGTTGCGGCGACGCTGCGCGGAATCTCGCTCGAGGAAGCCTACCGACGCAAGACCGACCCGAACGACACAGACATCTATCTTGCTCGGCAGACCGGCAAAGTCGTCAACTTCGGTCTCAACGCGCGTCTGGGATGGCGTGGCCTGATCGAGCAGGCTCGCACCAAGTATGGCGTGCTGCTCAACGAGTACGAGTCGAAGCAAGCCATCGAAGCTTACTACGCGACGCTACCTGAGATGCGCGAGTTCCACAGCTGGGTCGACGGCGAGTGTGCGAACGGCATGGGACAAGCGATTCACCTGTTCTCCGGTCGGGTGCAAGGTCTGTTGTCGCCGACCATGATGTCGAATACCTTCTCGCAGGGGCTCGGCGCGGACGCGACCAAGGCCGCCCTCTACGAACTCGCCCGCGTGTGCTACGTCGGCAGAGGCCAACCGCTATACGGCTCGCGCTCCGTCAACTACGTGCACGACGATTATCACGTCGAGACGCTCGAGGAGAACCTCGACGCCAAGAGCGAGCAGATGGCCGATGTGATCTGCACCGAGATCAACAAGTGGCTGCCTGACGTTCCCGTGCCGCGTGACGAGATGCGGCCAATCGCGGCTCGCCGTTGGAGCAAGAAGGCCAAGCGCGAACTGAACCCTAACGGCACACTCGCCGTATGGGAGTGGCAAGAGTGGATCAGACAGCAGGAGGAACGATGACCAGGGACGACCTCGAGAAGCTCGCACGAGAGACACGGGACCGGGTGTTGCGAGAGCAGCGCGACGAGTTCCAGAAGCGCTGGCCGCACTACACGCCACCACCGGCTCCTCCGGCTCCGCCGTGCTCCTAGCGATCGACCCGGGCAAGCGTGCCGTGGGCTGGTCTTTGTGGACAGGCGAGGCCCTCTACGGAGCCGGATACCAGCCTTTCGACAACCTGTGCGTGCTTCGCTCGTGGTTGGTGGCCAAGTTCCCGTCGAAGATCGTCATCGAGAAACCGCAGGTATATCCGGGCGCGCGAGCGAAAGGCGACCCCAACGACATCGTCGACCTCGCGATCATCGTCGGTGCTTGTGCCTCTATCTTGTCCGACGCACGGGTTGTGTATCCCGGACAGTGGAAGGGACAAGTCCCAAAAACCGTTCATCACGCACGGGCCATCAGCAAGCTCGGTACGATCGAACGAGACTTCTTCGTGAAGACCCTTCAAGACGTCCACAAGACCAAGCAACACAACGTCTACGATGCGGTAGCCCTGGGGCTTTGGGCTTTGGGCAGGCTCGGTTGACACGACGACCATGTCGTGCTAGGCTCGTTCGTACAGGAGGTTCAAGTGACACTCGATGGATATCTGAGCAGGAAGGACGCACCGACAGCCGAGGAACTCGCCAAGGCTGCAGGTGTCTCGTACACGACCATCAAGGCCGTGAGGCGAGGCATGAAGGTCAAGATGTACTCGGTCGCGAAAGCGATCTCGGACGCCACAGGCGGAAAGGTCAAGGTCGAGGAACTCTGCGAGTGAGCGGTTCGGGTCGGGGCACCAACACAGACGAGGTGAGAGATGCTGATTGTTCTTTCGGGTGAGATCGCGTCGGGCAAGTCGACGCTCGCGCAGACAATGAGCCAGCGAGGCTGGACGGTCATCAAGACACGCGAGGTCATCGAGGCCATGTTCGCCCAGCGCAACGGCGGGCGAGCGCCGAAGGATCGACCCGAGTTCCAGGCGTTCGGCGACCACCTCGACGAGAACGTCCCGACGTGGCTCTCGACGGCTGCGATCGCCCAATCCCTCACAGGTGCGAACCTCGTCATCGACTCGGTGCGCCGAGAGGACCAGATCGAGTCACTGCGCGAGGTCTTCGGTCGCGTGGTCCACGTGCACCTCGAGGCGGAGCCCGGATCGCTGCGCGAGCGGTTCGAGAAGCGCGGAGACATCGACAACTACGAGCGCATCAAGGCCCAGCGCACCGAAGCCCAGGTCAACAACCTGCGGTCGATCGCCGATCTCGTCGTCAACACCTCGAGGAGCGAACCGCGCGACGTAGAGGTCAGACTCGATGCGTTCCTGAACCGCTCCGAGGTCACGCCGTGCGTTGACGTGGTCATCGGTGGCCAGTACGGCTCGGAGGGCAAGGGCCACGTGGTCTCGCACATCGCGCACGAGTACGATGCTCTCGTTCGCGTCGGCGGACCGAACGCAGGGCACACGGTACTGCGCCCGGACAACGGCGAGAAGGTGAGCTTCTACCACATCCCGTCCGGAGCGCTGCACAGCCCACGAGCCATCCTGATCCTCGGCCCGGGAGCGGTCATCAACCCCAAGGTCCTCGAGAAGGAAGCGCAGTACCTCGGAGGGCTCGAGAAGCTGCGCGGACGACTCATGATCGACCCGCAGGCCAACGTGATCTCGGAGGACGACATCGCGAACGAGGCGGGCCTCGTGGCGTCGGTCGGTTCGACTGGTCAGGGCGTCGGAGTCGCAACCGCACGCAAGATCGTGGAGCGCGGAACGCGCAAGCTCGCTCGCGACTGCGAGATGCTCAAGCCCTTCATGCGGCCCTCGCTCGAGATCCTCGACTACGCGTACAGGACAGGCGTCCGCGTGATGCTCGAGGGAACACAGGGAACCGGTCTGTCGCTGCACCATGGCCACTACCCGTATGTGACCTCGAGGGACACGACGGCGTCCGGAACGGCAGGCGAGGCGGGCATCCCGCCGCGTCGGATCCGCAAGGTGATCGTGGTCGTCAGGACCAACCCGATCCGCGTGCAGAGCCCGCCCGGTGGAACGAGCGGACCGATGGGTCGCGAGACGACGTGGGAGGAGATCAGCAAGCGAGCCGGTGTGCCCGCCGACGAGCTTCGCCTCAAGGAGATGACCACAACGACGAAGAGGCAGCGTCGCGTGGCCGAGTTCAACTGGCAGGACCTCCACAGGGCGACGATGCTGAACGGACCCACCGACATCGCGTTGACCTTCGTCGATTACATCGACCACGCGAATCAGAGCGCGCGCCGCTACGAGCAACTGACCCCCGAGACGCTGCGGTTCATCGAGGAGGTCGAGCGCGTCGCTGCGTGCCCGGTCTCGCTCATCACGACCCGCTTCCACAAGCGCTCAATCATCGATCGGAGGGCCTGGTGAGCAGCATCAAGGACTTGGTCGCGAAGATCAACGGGCTCGAAGCCGACGTCAACGAGAAGGGCGAGAGGCTCAGGCTCGCGGCAACGCGGAAAGAGCAGGCGGAGAGCCTGATCCGCAGAAATGACCTCGCGCTCTCGAACGCCTGCGAGAAGCTGCGTAAGAGCCTTTCCGAGGGCAAAGAGCCCGAGGAGCGGCTCGAGATCGCGGCGGAGATCGAGGCCGCCGAGAAGTGCAAGGGCGAGCTTGCTCTCGACCTGCAGCGCGCACGCGCCGAGTACGGAACGGCGGAATCGCTGGTCACCAAGGCGCGCGAGGCGTACACAGAGGCAACGGCGCTGCTCGAGAAGCGGCTCGCAGGAGGCGGCAAGTGAAGGGGCTTCGCGTCTACGTCGCCGGTCCGGTCAACGGATCCGGCAAGCAGAACGGCAACGCGGCTCGCGCGCTCGAGGCCGCACATCTCCTGCAGGCTCGCGGCTTCGTGCCGTTCGTGCCGCACCTGTACTGGCTGTGGAGCTTCGCTCATCCCGAGTACACGGAGGAGTTCTGGCTCTCGCAGTGCAAGTCGTGGCTGCTGATGTGCGACGCCATGATCAGACTTCCGGGAGCGAGCCCCGGTTCCGACTTCGAAGAGAGCATCGCGCTCGAGGCCGGAATCCCGGTGTTCAAGGTGCAGCCGAACGAGCCCGGCGATCACCTCGTCCCGGCCCGCAACTTCATCGCCTGGGCCGAGCACAGGGGTGCGAAGCGCTTGGTTGGTCCGGAGCGGAACCGCGTTGACTACGCCGCACTCGACGTGTTCCAGGCGAGCGTGTCCGAGTGGCTCAAGAAGCAGCCCTTCTACCCGCAGAAGCCACATCAGCCGCTCATCGGGATCCAGGAGGAGCTCGGGGAGCTTTCGCACGCTCACCTCAAGAGCGAGCAGGGCATTCGAGGGACGGCGGAAGAGCACCATGAGGCCAAGCGAGACGCGATCGGCGACATCCTCGTGTACATCGCCGGGTACTGCGAGGCGAACGGGCTGCAGATGGGCCAGTGCCTCGAACGAGCCTGGGAAGAGGTCCGCCAGAGGGATTGGAACAAGAACCGCTCGACCGGTGCTGTGTCCGCCCCTGGCCCGTACTCGGAGAAGAGCAAGTGACGCTGGCCCTCAAGCGCAAGATCGAGATCCCCCGAGGCCAGTGTGCGGCGCAAGGCTGCCAACGCAAGACCGGACTATCGCCGGTCGATGTCGAGCATCGTGGGAAGAGCACAACACTCGACGTCTGCGACAAGCACATTCTCGAGGTCGTCTCTCCTGATCTACGAGGCCCCGGCATCCTCGAGGGTGATCGAGACGGCCGAGGGCCAGACGCCACCGAACCGGTGCAGGCAGCTGCACAGGCAGAAGTGGCCGAGGCCAACGAAGCTCTCACTGTGGCTCGCGACGTCGAGATCTCGTCAGCAGAAGACGAGGCTTTCGTCGCCGAGCTTCTCGCAGAAGTCAAGGGCAAGAACAAGCGCCTCGAGGAGATGAAGCAAGCCGCGCTTCGCCCGATGCGCGAGACGATCAAGACGATCCAGTCTTGGTTCGAGCCTGCACAAGCTGCGTACGCGCAGATGGAGTCGCTGCTCAAGGGGCGCGTCATCGAGTACCGAGCCAAGCTCGAGGATCAGCGACGCGCCGCACTTCGCGCGATGCAGGCAGGAGAGACGCCGCAAGAAGTCTCCGTTGCCATCGTCGCGCTCAAGCAGGCACAAGCTCCCACGACCGAGGGAATCTCGGTCCGCAGGGTGTGGTCGTTCGAGATCGTCGACGCGTCGAAGGTCCCGGTCGACTTCATGTCGGTTGACTCTGGCAAGATCCGAGCGGCTGTGTCGTCCGGAGTCCGAGAGATCAACGGAGTTCGGATCTTCGAGCAGGAGATCGTCGCCTCGAGGTCGTCATGAGCAGAATCCTGATCCTCACACCCGATCGCAACAGTCCTCCAAAGCGAGACTTCGACGGAGCCTTCAAACCCGAATCGGTCCGCCTATCTGGTGGGCTCGTGGCGAAGGGACACCAAACCAAGATCGAGCGTGTTTCGGTTCCGGTCGTCGACCCGAAGACACTGCAGATCGACTCGATCGAGAAGCAACGGCAGTTCTCGGAAGCGGCGTTCACCGTGAACCGATCGATTCAAGACTTCAAGCCAAACATCGTCGTCATGATGTGCCATGGGTGGGCAACAGGCCTGCAGCTTGGTTTCAGGTCGGCGAAGCAGCGCGGGTTCGACAAACAGGCATTCAATTCGCTGTGCGTGTCGCTGACGGCGGCCAACGTCGACCACGTGGTTTTGTTTGCTTGTTCGGCCGGTGACGAGCCAGGCAGCGACAAGACAAGCCCCGGGACCGGTGACGACTCAATCGCAGACAAGATTCGTGACCTGGCGGACGTCTCAGTGCTCTCGCACTGGACGGTCGGACACACGACGCGAAACCCGGACCTGATTTTCTTCGAGCAGGGCCGCACAGCCGGGGGGATCGCGTTTCCCTCCCGGGGGACGCAGGCGTACCGGAATGCCTTGTCCTTGCTCAAGACCCCGGCCGGCCTCGCCGATGTCGTGTTGTGTCGGTCGGTCCTCGAACTCCGGGAGTTGTTCGCAGGGACACAACAGACCTGACAGCGCCTCGCCGATCCGCGACCAGATCGGGGCTCTAGAAGGACCGGGTCCTCTAAGACCTTTGAAGCCGCCTCGGAAACTCCGGGGCGGCTTCAAGCTGTTTTGGTAGCGACCAGCCGGTCAGAAGGCCAAGGAAAGGCTACGGAGAGCCGTCCTGGCCATGCTTCTTGTCGAGATCCGCGTCGGTCTTCTTGCGGGCGGTCTCGAGGGTCGCGTCGAGAGCCACGAGGAAGGCGTCCCTCGAGCCTGCAGCGCGAAAGAGCGCGAAGAGCCGGGGGCCTGCGGCGAGAAGCGCCTCGAGGAACTCGAGCGCGAGCTTGACGGCGATCTGTTCGGGTGTCATGGCGTCTCCTCGATGGCATGTAGTGCGGTGTCACATCTCGTGCGCTCCGAGGCGAGATCGGTCTCGTCCTGCTCTCGGGTCGAGCCCTGCCTGTCGACGATCGCCCGTTCGTTCGCGACGCAGCGCGCGACCTCGACCGCATAGGCGGTCCGGACTTCGGCAGAAACTCCACCACAGCCGGTGAGTGAAGCGAGCGAGAGGGCCATCAGGAACGCGATCGCCGGAGGCGGTGGCTGCCTCATCCACGCGCCGCGTAGCGTCGTGATCGCGCCTGCGATCAGGCTGACGGCCACAGCCGCACCCGCCGGGTCCTCGACGATCCTCTCGAGGAGAACGCCGAGCTTTTCCCATCGAGCCTCCGGAACGAAGATCGCGGCGACGACGGCGAGAGCCGCGAAGCCCATCGCGATCAGTGCGTGCTTTGTTGTCGTGTTCATCTTGTCCCCTCAAGCCTTTCGACTCGTTGCGAGAGTGTATCGATCGCCTCGAGCCTGCGACCGAGGATGTAGCTCGCGCCGAGTAGTCCGCCGAACACGGACACGACGACAGAGAACGAGCCCACGGCGACGGTCGCGATCATCCAGACACCGATCCGCTCCATGCGACGGAGTCTGTGGTCGGTCAGGAGCGAAACCACGTTGAGCTTGCGGATCGAGTTCTCGGGGCTCGAAACCGGCTCGCTCATCGCGTTACGGACTTGGCCCGTGAGGTCGTCGTCGAGGTCAAGTGTCGTACTCATGGGATCGGCCCTCCGTTGAGCGAGACGAGGAGAGCAGCCATCCTGAGTAGGCAGTCCTCCATGTTCGACGGGTCATTCGTCGCCCATGTCCCACCGGGCCAGTTGGACGGGAGCGCGCCAGGTTCGCCCTGCGGTCCCTGCGGACCATCCGGGCCGATCGCACCCGCTGGGCCTTCTGGGCCTGGATCACCCTGCGGCCCCGGAGGTCCGCCCGGATCGCCCTGTGGTCCCTGCGGCCCCGCCGGACCCTCTGGACCCTGTGGGCCCTCGGGACCCTGTGGACCTGGCGGTCCTTCTGGTCCGCCCGGGGGGCCTTGAGGCCCCTCGGGGCCTTGAGGCCCCTCGGGGCCTTGCGGTCCCCCCGGTCCTTCGGGGCCAGGGTTGCCATCGGGACCTTGTGGCCCCTGCGGACCATCCGGGCCGATCGGACCCTGTGGCCCCTGCGCTCCGATGTCGACGAAACGCGCCGCGTCGTTGGGTCCGACAGGGGCGGCGAGGTTCGCGATCGGTTGGCCGCCGAGATCGAGCGGAGCGGTCATCGGCCATGCGCCGTCTGTGCGTAGAGCGCGGGGCATCGTTCACCTCACGGGATGGGAGTACCGAGAAGCCCGGCGACGGCGTTGGCGAGTCGATCGAGTGCATCACGCACGTTCGTGGGATCGCTCGTGTCCCAATCGCCCGCATAGGCAGGCGCGTAGAGCAACCCCTGCGCGTTGTTCTTCGTCGCGTTCTTGAGAGCATCGAGCGACGCCTGCACGCTCGTCGCGCCCAATGGCGGCGTGATGTAGAGATCGTCGTAGGGCAGCACGAGCGGGTTTGCGACGGCGTAGGAGAACACCACCGTCCCGGTGAAGCTCGGTTGCCAGAGCGCCATGTTCGGCGTGAGCGGGTTGGCGCAGATGTCGTAGATCACGATCGCGACGTTCGCTGCGCCGCTGTTCTCCACGCAGTCGGTCGGGAGTCCGCCGAGCGCGCTCTGACCCTGCACGAGCACGATGCCGTCCGCGTTCTGCCCGCCGTCTGCGCTCAGGTGGACGAGCTTGGCTCCGGCCGGAACGGGCGGGTCGGCGACCGCGAACGCTGACGAGAACGCGACGAGGACGTGCGTCGTGCCTCCGGGCTGGTCGCCCTTGGAGCGCATGAGCGCGCCTGCGTCGTTGTTGCGAATGTAGCAGCCATCGCCGACCTGGAAGATGCGCGGAGCCTGCGCCGGGAGCGCGGTCCACTCGAGCACGCCGGTTCCCGCTCCCGGCTCGATGGTGAGTACAAGCCCGTCGTCGATGCCGAAGCAGTTGTTGAGCTTGACCCCTGCAGGAAGTTCAAGGACGACGGCACCTGTGGCTCGATAGAACGAACGAAGCGTGCCGCCACGAAGATCCCAACCGTCCACAGGCATCCCAGCAAGTGGTACGACGAAAGGACCCACAGTGAGTGCGACCACGATGACCGGAGCCGCACCGATCTGAACCGTCGCGAGCTTTGCCATGAGGTCGGCCCATGACGTGTAACGACCGGCTGCCACGTCTTGTGTACCTGAGTCGGCGAAGACGAAAGAGGGCTGCTGAATGAGGCTTCCGGCGAGGACCCTGCGGTTCCCGCCCTGGTCAACAGGGATGCTCTCGTTGCCTGTGAGAGGCAACGTGGCCAGCGTCATCGCGGAGATCTTCTGATTGGACATCGTTACTCCAACTCGATGAAGCCTGAGCCGTCCTCGAGTTCGATGAAGCCTGAGCCGTCCTCGAGTTCGATGAAGCCTGAGCCTGCAGGTGTGCTTGACTCACCCCCGTCTGTGAAGACGGGGACATGAGGATCTGAATGCACCGGGGGGTGTGCGTTCACGTGCAAGAGAGCCCCACACGCAGGATTCCGGGAGCGCCGACGTTGCCAATCTCGGCAGCCTCGACGTACAACCATCGGGCAGCTGGCGCGCGAACGTGCACGCACTGCGCGTTGACGGCTGCGACCCCCGTTGGAGGCAGCCGGACCAAGTCACCCTGCACGAGCACCTGGCCCATGACGGCGGGGCCACCAGCGAACGCCGTTGAAGCCGTGACCGTTCCGTCCGTGACGGCGACGTCGTGCCACGAATCGTCTGTGTCGTCGGCAGGCACGGTGGCCTTGGCCGAGATGCGCATCCGCACGTGCGGAGCGCCAGCGGCACCGGCTCCGGTGTAGCGAAGCCAGACCGCAAACATGTCACGAGAGACATATGTCGGCTCGAGGGCCACGATCTCGCTCTTGCGCGCGACACCAGCTGCGGGCAGTGGGGCCGCGTCGAATGCAGCCCCAACTGTATCGTTGAGGTACTGCGTCGTCGTGCTGATCTGCTTCGTCATGGGTCCTCAATTCTAGCACACTGGGTCACGCGTTGCGAGGCCCGCCGTCGTCAAACGACACGCGAACTGCGATCAGCTGGTCATTCGCACCAAGTGCGCCGGTCGGGCCGGTGACGACGATGTGCGCCGTGTACTCGTTCACCCTGATGAACGGGGTTAGCGAGCCGACCGTGATCACGCTGTAGCCAGCAGCTAAGCCGCCCTCGGTCGTACTGCCCTGCTGTGTTGCCGTTGCAGCTGCGGGAGCGCCCCAGGGCTCGCTCTGCTCGTACACGCGAACGAACCACCCGTTCGGCGTGACGCGAAGACCGCTAGACCGAACGAGCACCTCGACCGCAGTGATCGTGCAGCCGCTCGGGATGTCGATCGGGAACACCGCGAATGGTGCGTTCACGATCGGCACGAGATACGGCACACCCGACGCGAGCGAAAGATACCAGTCGAGAACACCAGCGCCGCTCGCGCTCGCGTGTGCATCCGTCGCCTCGATCGTTCGCTTGCGCGTCGTCGGTGTGAGATACACGAACTCCGGGTCGATCGCGCCCTTGAGAGTCGCGGTTCTGTCCGCCAGCTGGTCAAGCGGCGTGGAGAAGCTCGCCCGATTCTGCAGGTCGGTACCGGCAGGTAAGTCGATGTTGGCGGGGTATGGCGGAGATCCGGGTGTGGGAATCGGCATCGATCAGGTCTCCTCGTGTGTGAGGACGTATGGTGCTTGAGCATCCCAAGCGTCCCACGTCAAGCCAGAAGCCCAAGCGTCCCAATCGCCAACGGGCGGAGGGAAATCCCACATCGGGCAGAAGCCCCACAACAGCACGACATGCTCTCGCAGGATGTGCGCAGCGCTCCACTCGATCGGGATCATCAGGAAGTTGGCTTCCTGCTCGGGAGTCAACGGTCCGGGGTCAGAGGTCAGGTGGAAGAAAACCCAGAATTGAGCCCACTCGCCGGACGCGTCGGGTGTCCACGTGATCTGGTCTCGAGTGATGACTCCGTTGGTGTCGATCGAGTGCCTGAGCCCGTTGTACGAGACCACGTCGATCTGCACGTTGTACGTGTCCAGCCAGAACGCGCGAAGCTGCCTCAGGAGCGCGTAAGGCCCGCCCCGGCCCCGATGGTCGTCCCACCAAGACAAGAGCCGACGAGAATACGTCCCGGCGTTTTCCGCTGGCCCTCTCCGGATCCTGCGCTCACGCCCGATTTGTGGCAGCGCGTCGTTGGTCGCGTTAGGAAATCGAGCCTTGATCGAATCGACGGTCTTGTCTGCGAGCGCGTCGAACGGAACCATCATCGCGGACAGAATCCGAACGGCCATCGTGCGCTGCAGCCACGGAGGACCGATACGCCACACGTAGTCAGAGAACCGAGCACGCAGCGACGACACATACACGTCGCCGAAGGCGAACGGTAGCGACGTGGGTAGGCTCGGTGTTGTGACCGTGGGCACGAATCAATCCTTCTCGTCCTCGTCCCGCTTCTTGCGTTCCGCCTCGGTGCGCTCCCGCATCGCTTCCTTCATCGCACGCGACCGCTCCCGAGCCGCAGCGAGCGACGCCTCTGCCTTCGCGCGCAGCTTCTCGACCTCATCCTTGTTGAGCTTCTCGTTCATGGTCAGTACCCGTTCGTCCAGCGGAAGGTCGCGTCGCCGTTCGAGCCGCCGACCGTCGCATCGATCGTGAAACCGAGCGCGTTGGTCGCAGTCACCGCGAGCGTCTCACCCGCCGTCAAGGGCGAGACGGTTGCAGCGTTCGGACCGAATCCGGCGGCTCCCCAAGGCCACAGGAAGGCGTTGGGGCCGGCCGCGAGCACGCCCGTGAACCCGGCAGGGACGGTGTAGACGCCCGGCGTGAAGGTGCCGTCGGGCACGATGGGGACGACGGCGGGCATGAGAGAGACGCCGAACAACTGCATGTCCACGCCGAGCCCCGGGGCAAGGGCCGAGAAGCCAGCCGCCAAGTTGTCGATGTCCGACATGAAGACTGTCTGCCGGGTCGCGTTGCCGGTGCGCTCGATCGAGACGCCGGTAGGCCCAGCCCACACCGCCCGAGAGAACGCGAACGTGGGAACCACCGGCAGGTCGGTGATCGCCTGGGGCCCGGTGAAGTCGATGAACGCGAAGCCGCCATCGGCGTCCGCGATGCAATCCCGCTCCCACCACTTCGCCGCGACGCCAGAGACGCTGTTCCCGAGCGGGTTGGCGGACGTGAGCCCGCGGTAGGTGCATCGCTCCGGGTAAACGATGGGCTGCGTGTCGAGGACGACGTTCGCGAGCGCGCACTCGCGGAAGCGCATCGGCTCGCGCGTGATCGGGAAGCCGAACGCCTGCGCGATGTCGTCGTCCCACGCGATGCTCGTGCTCCCCGTCACGCGGAGATTGTTCACGAACGACGGGTCGATGCTGAGATTCGGCTGCGCCCACGACGTGTCGAAGACGCAGTCGAACAGCACGGTCACGTCTTGCAGCGCGATGCGGTTGCACGCGGTAAGGATGAACGCGGTCGAGCCGCCGGAACCCGGCGTGCGCGTCCACTCCACGTCGGTCATCTCGATGCCGCCGATCGACATGAACGTCCCGCCCGCGAGCAGTCCGTTCGCGACGAGCCCGATCGTGCTCACGTTCTGCGCGATGGTGAGCCCGCGCAGCGTGAAGCGGACCGTCACCGCGTTCTGGCAGGTGAACAGGACGTCGCCTACGCCTCCGAGGAAGTCGATGCGCGTGACACCGGAGCCGTAGCCGACGACCGAGACCTCCGACCACACGGGCTCGGCGATCGGCGCGAGGACCGTGTGCACGCCAGGCGAGAGCACGATGGTGTCCCCTGCTGCCGCGATGGCACCGAACGCCGCCGCGATCGTCAGGAACGGGAGGTCGGCGCGCCCGCGCGTACCCGTGCCGTCGTTGCCCGCCGTCGAGTCCACGAAGATGCACACGGCAGGGCCGACCGGGTTCGCTCCGACAGGCGCGACCGGAGCCCACGCTGCGCCGTTCCATGCAAGAACATCGTTGAGCGCCGGTGCTGCGGCGCTCACTGGCCGAGTCTGGATGCGTGCGACGGTGGCCGCCTGAGACCCGGAGCCAGGCCCCGCAGTCACGTCGCCAGTGAGTTCGTTGATACCGGCACCAGCAGACTCGAGCGCGACCACTCGAGCCACGAGCGAGCCCGCTGTGCTCCCGTCGTTGAGACCGACCTCGGCGCACACGTCGACGACCGCCGTCTTTTCGCGCTCGAACTCGTCGCGCGTCACGTAATAGTCGAGATCTGGGCTCGGGTTGCTGCCTGGAAGCGTCGTCTTCACGCGCCCGATCGAGCCGTCTGTCTTGGTGGGTAGGACTGTCAGGCCCATGATCAAGGCTCCAAAATGTGAATGGCCGTAGCCGTGATGACGCCAGCAACTGGAGCATTGGCAACAAGCAGCGCGGAGTCGCCAGCAGGCAGAGTCACGTCGACGCGCACGGTGTCAGGACGCACCGACCCGATGAGAGACACGATGGCTGACTTGAAGATATATCCGGGCGGAGCCCCGATCACGTCTCCACCAATCGGCACGTTCGCGAAATACTCGACCAAGGCATCCGACACAGCCTGTTCGATCTGTACCTCGGTCATGCCCCCGGGCTCTCTCACCCAAAGCTCGTACGTAACAGGTACGACGTACGGCGTAGCACTCGAGATGTACGCCGTGATCGCGAGGGGCTCGACCTGTTCCCAAATGGCCTTCGCCACAGCACCAAGTGGGGTCGCCGGATTCGTGTCGACTCCGGACACAGAACCCGAAGCCGTGGCCACGTACACGTTGACTCCGCCGACGCCGTCTGGAATCGTACGAACACGGTTCACGCCGACGGGCGAGCCGTCTTCGTTGACAGCACTCTTGGCGATGAACTCGTACGCGTCTCGAGCCCCCGATGGGCTCAACGTTCCAAGCTTCGCGGCACAACGCGAACGGAGGTCAGGATCACTCTCCGCGTCGAGACCCACGAGCGCTGTGGGGTTTGCCACGGTCACGCCGATCAAAGGCGTGGCCATCGCGTCGATCGCGCCCGGTGTGGCTGTGCTCTCTGAACCAAGCTCGACAGCCTGGAAAGGAATCAACACGTTGGTCGCGAGAGCGCCGATCGTGTATGGTGCTGTGTTGCGATAGGTCTTGCCAGTCGTCGAGTTCGTGACGATCAAGTCACCGGCAACACCCGAATACACGTTGCCAGACGCGTTGTCGAACTCGACGTCGCCGGAAGCGAACGAACCCGTGCTCCTGGTGACGTTGTACACGTACAGCGCAACCAGCGTGAGCCAGTCTGCCTCGGCCAACTCGAGAAAGCCGCTCTTGGCCAGGAGTGCCTGCAGACGGGAGAAGGCCGCGAGAATGATCGCAAGGCACGTGATGATCGTGCGAACGACAGCACCCGGCTTCCACGTGGTTGTGGAGACCCCGGACGCCTCGAGAGACGCATAGATCGAGGCCTTCGCCTCGTCCACGGTCATCGGTGTTGTCAGTTCGTCGAGTGTCATTTGTTCATCTCGGCCAGTAGGACCGAAGCGCTCGTCACGGCGAGGGTCAGCGAGAAGCCGCCGATCTCAGGGTTTTTGGGCGTCACCGCCAGCTGCACCGTGATTGTACCACCGTCTGGGCTTGGTGTCACGGTGACGGAAAGCATGTCGATCCGGTCGTCCTTGAGAAGCTCGTTCCGGATCTGCGCAGCCAACGATCGGATGTCGTCGGCGACCGTGCCACGGTTGCAGCGCTGGCGCAAGTCGATGCCATAGTCGGCGTCGTCCGGCAGAGCCCCTCGGGGACAGTCGAGGCGACGCACGATGGCCTCGGCCAGTGCTCGAGTCGTGTTGCCTGGGATCTCATCCATCGTCTCCACGAGGTCAGTCACACAGGTAACATCGGAGCCGAAGTAGAACGGCGCAACGGGTGTGGACACGACCCGAGGCAGAGCCGCGATCTCTGCTGTGATGAACTCTGAAAGCGTCGTGTTCATTCAGCCCTGACCTTCGTCGCACCGACGTCAGAAGGCGGCTTCGGCGGAGCACCAGGGCCCCAAACAAGCTTGAATGCCGCCTGGATCGCGGCTCCGCCATCGTTGGGTACAGGGACAGCCGCAGCGAACGCATCAAGCGCTGAGTTGATGTCGTCGAACTGCGAGTCCGTTGGTGGCGCAAGCCCCACAGCATCAGTCGCATTCTGTCCAAGCTTGATCAACGTTGTTGCGTCAAGCGTGAGGTTGACCGGGGTCCAGCCCGTGCCGTCCTTGCCCGCAAAGTGTGTGGCGATTGGTTGCGTGCGCTTGCCCTCGATGAACTGCACAAGCACGGTCGCACCGACTGTGAGTTCAGCATGTGTACCGGCGACACCCGGGAACATCGAGATCGGGAGCATGTCGGGTAGCCCCGGGTCAGCGCTCACAGCCTGCAGTTCGATTCGATCGGAGGACATCCTCATGAACCGATATCGATAGAGACCAAATAGCCTCTGATCTGTCAGCCTTTCGACGATTCTCTGCATCGCACCTGCGAGCCTGCCGCGTGTGGCCTCGCCACACCAGGCCATCACACGGAGACCTTCATCCTTGACGATGATCTCGAGTTCGCGCACGGTCTGCGGCTCGGCGAACCGGTCCGAAGCTGGGAGAATCGAACCGATGCGCACAACGGACACGTCGTCTGTCGCGATTGTGACGAGCCTCTGCTTCGGGTCGTAGTCAAGGATCTCGTAGCGAGACGCGTCGGCTTGTCCCGTGGCTCGAGTGCCAACATGTGTTTCTCCTCGCTCGTCGACCCACCAAGAAGAGGTGCCGATCGTCTCCTCGAGTGAACGAGACGCAAGGCCCGCCTGCCTCACGTAGTCGATGCCGACCCGCTCCTGCGTCACCGCGAAGCTTCCGAGGGTCTCTCCTGCCTCTCTCACGAGGTCCTCGACCACAAGCCGCGCACGGACGCCAGCGTCGTTGTGATAGTTCCTCGCACCAAGAAGCCGACCCCAGCCGTTCGCGCCTCCGACGATTCGTGTGCGGGTTTGCAGCCCGAATGCGCCCGTGTACCGATCGATCACGGTACCGCGAAAAGACACCCTGCCGATCAAGCATTCCACCGATCCGGAGAGATCGGGGTCCTGCTCAAGTTCGGCGTCGATAAACCAGGGGCCGACGCTAGGCATGTGCAACACAGCCGACGTCGCCGGGTTTCCCGCAATCGTGAGGAAGGCCTGCGTCATGGCGGACCTGCCAGTTCTTGCAGCTGGCCAGTCAGCGCTTCGATTCGGGCGTCGATCGGATCCACGCTCTGCTGTTGTGTGTCGGAGCCATCAGGCCTCGCGAGCGCGAGCGTTGGACGCCGGTATTCGATCAGGCCGATCTCGACAGCCCACTCGCCATCCGCGACCTGCTTTGGCTGCTCGACGTATTCGACCACAACCGAGTGGATGTTGAGCATGTCGAGCAGCGGGTGCGAGATGTCGAGGGCTCTCGGTCTCTGGCCATCCGGCGGTCTGTCTACGAGAGGCCGCCAAGCGTCCCAATCGGCCCAATGCTCGACCGTGATCAGCCTCAATGTGAGCTTGAAGTGCGACAGCTGATTCCCTCGGAACACAACTGTAGCGCCAGACAGCCCGTAGCCTCGGCGTTCGTCCCAGCGGCGCGAACTCGTGGCGTCTTCGACCACAGCGAGGCCCGGCGATCGCTGTCCAGCGAGTGTCACGTAGTCAACGGGCGACTCTAGCGGATTCCAGGGCATCACTCGGCTCCAAGCTGCACAGAGAGGCCCTCGAGGACCTGCGCCAACTGGTCGCGGAACGACTCTGCCTGCTCTCGAGGGTCGTTCGAGCCCGCCGAGATCTCGATGTAGAACGGACCGATGGTCGTCGCACCCCTCGGAGCGCCTCTCGACGCCCCTCCCTGGGCCTCGTCGGTCGCAAACCCTGCCATGGTAGCCGTGGAGTCGGAAACGACCGAGGAACCCTCCTCTACGCCCTGCGCGAGGCCCCTTGGAATCTCGAGACCGAGTGAGGCGAACACCCGAGAGGGTGACTGGATGCCGAGAGCCTGTGAAAGAGCATCCGTGGCACTCGTCGCGATGCCGTGGATGGCACTCTGGACCTGATCGTAGCGGCTCGTAATGCCCTGGGCCAGCCCATCGACGATCGAACGGCCCAAACCAGCCCAATCGGTGCCAGAGATTGCCCTCCCGAGGGTCTGGCCAAGCTGCAGGATTGGCTGGATCGCGCGATACAACATGTAGAAGCCCGCGACGACCACGCCGATCGCGGCTGCAGCGGTCACGAGGGACACAGCAATCGCCCCGAACACGACGAGGCCGCCCATCAAGGCAAGCTCGAGTGCGTCGATGTTGCCGAAAAGCTCGGAGTCGCCGAACGTGTCGCGCAAGAGGTTTCTCACGCGCAAGATCCCAATCGAGAAAAGCAGCGCGCCAATCACGAGACCCTGAAAAAACCTACGCATGACAGGCCCAGCAGCCCCCGCACCTTGCAGGAGTGGGTTGAACAGGCTTGTGATAATCGTGCGCAGGGCTCGACTGCTTGCCGTGCTCTCGGCGAACATGGTCGTTACCTCGTTGAGGCCCTCGAGGAACGGCTCGATGTTGAGCCCGTCGAACAAGCGGCTCAGGCCTTCACGAAGACGACGCGCCTGCACGTCCAGCGAGAGAAGTTGACGCCGAGCGATGCCGCCAAGGCGTGTCCGCACACGATCCGCGAGCACCTGCACAGAACCGCCAGTGCGGATCAGGCCAGCTGCAAGACCGGCGACACGGTCGCCCATCTGTTCGCCCTGCACGGAAGCTGTGATCGTGACCGCCTCAAGAGCAGATGAGAGGTCTCGGCCACGCAGGCCCATTCGATACAAGCGCTCCGTATAGCGCTGAATCTCGCCTCGACCAAGAGCCGACGATCGAGACACACGGTCGATCGCCCCTTGAAGCTCGGTTGCGCTTCCAGCGGCGAGCCCGTAGTACCTGCGGATCGTTGTGAGACCCTCGAGGTGCAGAAGCTCTGATCGGCGCGCGTCTGCCTGTGCGATCGCGTACTGCGCGAGCGAGATCGACGCGTTGACGACAGCCGCAGTCAGCGAAACGATGGCTCCGACCAAAGCCACGACCCCGATCACACCAACTGCAGCCGCTCCGGCGAACCCGACGAGACCAGACGACATGCCCTGCAGCTTGCCTGCGAATTGGCCCAGCGGACCAGGCGCAGCCGCAAGCGACGCAAGGAAACCCTGCGATTCCTTCTTGGCCTCGTTGAACGAGCCACCGAGTGCGAGGAAACGCGCCTGCGCCGACGCGATCGACGCCTTCTGCGCCGAGATCTGCGCCGAAAGCTGTCTTGCTGCCTGCGACGAGGCCTGCGTTCCTCCCTTGAGGTTCCTCATGGCCTTCTGCATAGCCGCAAGCGCCTTTGTGTCGGCGTCGAGCTTGGTCTTTAGGCGACCCAGGGCACTTGCAGCCTGTTCGGCCGGACCAGAGGTCTCGTCCACAAGCTCGACAGCGAATGTCGATCTATCTGCGGACGAGGCCACTTTGGTTCACTCCTTGGGCGTCAACAGTCGGCGGATCTGTCTCAGGTCGAACATGGCCTCGGCCATCAACATCGAGCCTACGGTGGCTCGAACCTGCTGTGCCTCGGTCTCGTGGTCTTCATTCCCCAGCGCTGCAAGAAGGCATGCGGACCACTTCCCGAGGTCGTGTCTCGCTTCCTTGTGCAGCGCTAGTATTTTCCCGAGACCTCCTCGGTGCTCACACCTGCGAGGACCGAGACTGCGTTCGCACACCGCAGCAACGTTGCGGGCAGCATGTCGAGGATCTTGTCGAGTGAGGCTGCGTCCGGGAACACGACACACGGCCGAACGAGCTTCTCGAGGTCCTGGGTCTTCATCGTGCCCTGGTCCTGAAACCGCTTGAACAGCGGGGCCGGAGCCCTCTTCACGATGACCACGCCAAGCGACGTGTGCACCGCGAGAATGTTCTTGCCGACCGGCCCGTGTTCCTTCTCGGCTGCCTCGAGGGCCTGCTCAGCTGCGAACGCCAAGCGTTCCTTCTCGAGTTCCTCGAGGACCGACTGCTCCTCTGCCTTCTGTGCGCGACGGGCCGCGATTGCGGCTCTCTCGGCGCGGACCTTCGCGAGTTCGTCAGCTGCGCTCATGGCGTGCCGCTCCCCTCGTCGAACAAGACCTTGCCGTTGCGGCGGATCCGCATGCAGTCGATCTCGATCTCTTCCGACAGCGGATCCGGGCCTTCCTCATCGGACGTCGTGTTCTTGGTCCATACGCAGTCCTCGAGTTCGACCGTGATCGACGTGTCGTCATCTTCGACGTACTGCACGACGACCTGGAACACGACGTCGCCGTACGAGTTCCCGTCGGATGCCTGCTGTGCGAGCGCCTCGCGAAGCGCCTGCACGGACGACTTCCAGCCCGTGAGGCCCACGGGCTCGACCTGGTACTTGCCGCGCGACCGGCCACGCGGTGCATGGTGCCTGCCCATGCCATACGCCTTGACTCGCTCGCGCGAGTCCGCGAACTTCACCGCTGTGAATCCGGTGTAGCGCTCGTTCGCGATCTTCACGATGATGGATCCCCAGCTGTGCTGGTTTCCGTTCACGCGGATCTGGTCGGACATGTTGGTTCTCCTCGAGGATCAGACGCGATCAGACCGTGACGACCTGCAGCGCGGGGTTCAGGAAGCCGAGCGAGAGTTCGATGAACTCCGGGTACGCGAGCGGGATCACACGGGCTGTGCCCGTCATGGTCTGCGTCGAAAGCAGGTTGTCCGTGCGGGACAGCACGAACTGGATGCCGGACGCCTTCGGCTTCGCGAGCAGCGCTGCACGCATGACGGCGCGCGCTCCACTCTCGATCTCGAGCGCCTCGCTCTCGAGGATGAAGCCGGTTGTGGCGTCGACCTGCACGGGCTGGTTGAGCCTGCGGATGAAGTACGTGCGCAGCGCAGCATGCGCGATGTTGAGCACGCGCCGATGCGGCATCAGGCGGAAGTCGGAGCCGTCCGCCGAGAAGATCCGAGGCCGGTTCACGAACACACCCGCGACGCCGTCCCACGTACGCAGGACGGTGAACCGCGCGTCGTCGAGGCCCGGGTTCACGCTCTCGTCGTGCTCGTCGACGTTGCCGTTCGCGTCCCGGATCGCGACACCGGGTAGCGTCCCGAGGTTGACGTCGGCGATGTCGATCTCCTCGGACACGAACGCGTTGCGCGACGCGATCGCGAACGACACCGGACGCCGGTACTTGCGGCCAGACACGCTCGAGGTGAGCTTGCACGCACCCGCGCACAATTCGCCGAAGATCGTCGCCTTGGTCGCGAACGCAGCGGACAGCGACGAGAGATACGTCGCCTCACTCTCACCGGGGTCGGGGATCCGCACACTGCCAACCCATGCGTGGTACTTGCCCGCGTTCAGCATGCCCGAGAACTTGGGGTCGATCACGTCGAACGTTGTGGCGTCGATCGGACCGACGATCTCGGCAAGCTCCCACGAGACGGCGGAGGCCGCGAGTGCGTCGAGCGCATCGCCGATCTCGGTGCCGTTCCAGTTCGGGGCTTCGCCAAGCGCCGTCCAGTAGTCGCCCGCGACGAGTGTCCCTGCGGCGAAGTTGAAGCGCACACCACCCGAGTTCGGGATGATGTAGAACACGGCGGTCCCGAGCGCGGTCGTTGGCGAGTACGTGCGTCCGCCGTCGAGCGAATACTGGAACGTGATTCCAGTCACGCCGATCGTGCCGCCCATGATCACGCGGACCTTGAACTCGTAGTCGTCCCACGGCAGGGTGCCCGCATGCACGGTGACGACCGACGTTCCGGTTCCTGTGAACGTCACGGCCGAAATCGTTGCGGCGACGGTCTGGCCTGTGCGCACGAGGACCACGGGTCGCCCGTACTTCTCGATGTGGTGTGCAGCTGCCTCGACGAGCGGCCCGTAGCCGAAATCGGACTGGATGTCCTGGATTCGTGCGTACGTGGCCGGTGTGTCGGTCGGCCCCTGCGACGAGACGCCGAGCAGGGCGAAGAGACGACCAGCACTCGGCGGCAGGATGCCAAGGGCTCCGTCGAGTTCGGTGATCGTCACGCTGGGCTGTGTCATGATGTCCTCACTCCGAAGTTGTCGTCTCGGTCACGTCGAGTTCGGAAGTCTCGATTTCAGCATGCGCCGGGGTCGAAGCCAAGGCCTGCGGCAGGTCGGGCACCATCGCCTCGATCGCACCGACGACCCTGATCGTAGCACCGAAGCGGCGCGTTGTCTTGTCGTCGACCCAACGGGTCGACCGGATGGCGAAGGTGCCGTGTGCGGCGAGGTACACAGCGCGAACCCAAGCGTCGTAGAGCAGACGAGCCGCGATGTACTGCTTGAGTTCGTTCTCGGGTTCGCTCGGGTCTTGAGCCTCGAGGTACACGGTGAAGAGTTCGCGCAGGGTCGCGAGCGGCCTCGGGTTGCGTCCTGGGTTTCTGGCCGGATCGAGCGGACCCATCTCGCCGTCGTCTCCGGGGACCCACACGACGCGCGGCATCGTCCCGGCCCGCTTTGCCGGTTCTCTCCAACCGAAGACGCTCGAAGCGGTTGGCACCGTGGCTTCGGTGTCGAGACGCGAGGAGACGTCTTCGAAGAGCTTCGGAAGTGCTAGGACGATGCTCATCTGCGCATCGTCCTTTCGAACTCGCGATCGCAGACCTCGGCGATCGCCTTCGACATCGGTTCGGGTAGCTTGCCCTGGGTCGGGAGGATCTGCCGCTTGACGCCACCTCGAACAGCGCCCAGGTGATGTCGCGACTCGACGCCCTCGAGAGACGCCACGACGACCTTTCCGTTGGTCGCCGTGGTCAGAGCCGCCCCAGCGTTCCTCAGGGGCACGCGACCGTCTTCCGTGAGCTTCCAGGGCTTGCCGTCCGGCCCGACGCCGGACTTGATCTGCTTGCGGATCTCCTGGTCGACAGCACGAGCGGCCCCAGGCACGACTCGGTCGACCAGGCCCGGGAGTGTCCGGAGCCGGTTGATCCGATCTTGCAGCTTGCCGCCGTCATCCACCTGACCCGCCTCGGTTCCTGTCCTCGTTTCGGCCGGTGTCGACCTGCCTATCCATCCAGACGTACGGAGACTGCTCGGAGTACCCACGGGGCGAACCCATGACGATCCCCGAGACGTTCGATGGCAGGAGCGGTAGGTCGAACAGTCCGACGTCGGAATCAGCCGCTTCCTTGATCTCGGCGAACGCCGAATCGGCCGTGGCCTTGATTTCGGCGAACTGCAGGTCGTTCGGATCGACGCCACGCTTGATGAACACACGCACCGTGACGATGCGTTCGAGCCAACCCTGCACCGCAGGCGGATATGGCGTCGCGGTGAACGGCGCGTCGTACCGCTTGCGTAGCCTCGCGTCGATCCACGACGACCAGTACGCCAGCTGGTTTGCGATCCAGCCCGGATACTTGGTCTCGACGCCGTCCACGTCTGTGTCCGGCATCGTTGTCAGATTCTTGAACTCGGCCAGCGTGAGGTAGGGCACAGGCCCCTCCTCTCGCTAGGCGAGAACCGAGGTCGAGGGGCTCCCGACCTCGGTTCTTGTTCACGCCGCAGGCGCGATCAGGTCGCGTTGGCCTTGAACAGCAGGTACGGGTGGCCGAGGCCGACCACGTTCCGGCCCTCGGTCGTCCACTGGAACTCGCGGATGCGCGCGAGGTCCGCGTCGGTCTGCGGCCCGTGGTACACGACCGAGAAGGGCTCGCGGTCGATGTAGAGGAGCGCGCCGAGTTCGCTCGAGGTGATCTCCTCCATCGCGAGGTAGTAGCTCGTGTCCGAGCCACCGAACGCGGAACCGAGTTCGGCGGCCTCGACAGGCTGGCCGAGGCCGAAGTTGCGGATCACCGCCTCGACGTCGCCGGAGCCTGCCGCCGCACCTGCCGCCTGCGCGATGTACTTGGCGTTCGTGATCTGCTGTGCGCGCGCCACGAGAGCGGGCGGCACGATGATGTGCGCGAGACGCAGGAAGCGCGGGTCCTGCCCGTTCGGCATCTTGAGAGACGCCACGTAGGCGATCGCCTTCGCGATGTTCTGCACCGCCGTCTCCACGGAGACGCTGTTGTCGATCGGGAGCGCGCCCGGGTAGATGCCGGACGCGGCACCCGTGAACAGGTTCGCGTACGTCCCGGCTCCCGCGTTGAACGGGTTCACCGGATGCGCCGAAGCGTGGAAGAACGCGACGCCGTCGTAGCCCGTGCCGTTGTTGCGGATCGCCTCGGCGATCATCTTCTGCGGCCAGTACGCGGCGTACGCGCCCATCTGCCGAGACCAGTGCGTGGCCAGCTGAACGCCGTTGCCGTCGAGGTCCTCGAGTTGCTCCTTCTTGAGCTTGAGGCCCGCAGCTGCGTTCAGGTTCTCGTACTCGGTCGTGATCATCACGATGTCCTCGAACGAGACCTGACCGCCACCCTTGATGGTCCGCTCGATCTTGGCCGAGTCCAGGAGCCACGACACGCGCTCCTTCTTGGCCCCTGAGGGCATGCGCTTCGCGACCTTGTCCCACCACAGCTGGCGGTTGAGGCGCTCGTACTCGCGCGAGGTGATGACGCGCATGTTCGACTCGAGGTCGAAGAGGAACGACGGTGTGAGGGCCGACATGATCTTGCTCCTGTGTCAGAGTGACGGATTGACGTTGAACGTTCGCGTCAGACGGCGGGCATCGCCATCGAGACGAGCACGCCATCCGTCGTGGACAGCGCCCACACCTTGCCCGCGACCGAGCGGCCAGTGCCGTCGCTCGACACGGTCGTGTCGTCCTTGATGTAGCAGTCGGACCCGATGTCCGCAGAGACCACGGGCGCGACGCCGTCGTTGGTCCACCAGTGCAGCTTGACCTCGCGGAACAGGCGCACGATCACCTGCGCGGTGCCGTCACCCGTCATCGTCTCGTTGAAGTAACCGACCGGGATCAGGGTCGCGCTTGCTGCACCCTTGGTCACCTTGCCGGTCGTCGTGTCGAGACAGGCCATCTTGCCCTTCTCGGCGAGGATGGCGGTTGTGAGGACGAGGCTCACGTAGCCCGCGTCGGTCTCCTTGGTCATGCGCTCGGTCATCGTCTTCTCCTCGATGTTCGGGCGCGATGGCCCTCTTCTGACGCCTTGACCCCGCGACTTGTGGTCGCGGGGCGAGGCTACAAGCTGCAGCTGCGGATCAGCGCTGCGTCGGTCCCGAGCCCGCTGTCTGCACGGGCTGTGTGGGCACGCCGAGCACCAGACGGTTCCCGCGCACCTCGGCTCCGACCGCGCCCTGCGGCGCGATGCCCATGGCCTGATCGAGACGCAGCTTGTCGGACGGCGGAAGACGGCTCGCGGTGCCGTCTCCCTGGCCCTCGCCTCGCGTCGACGGCACGACGGCCGATGCTGCCGGTGCAGCGGCACGCGCGACCTTCGGGAGGTTCGCGCACATGTCGCGCACGGTCTCGATCGAAGCGGTCGCGAGGATCTTCTGCATCTCGGGCGCGAAGTCGGGCCTCGAGGCGAGCAGCTGCGCGCGCTCCTGCTCGACCGTGGCCTTGGCCTGCGCAGCCTCCATCGAGTGCACCTTGGCGAGGGCTCGCAGGGCGATCGCCTTCGCGTCCTCCTCTTCCTTCTTGTCGGGAGCCGGAGCGGGCGGGTCGTCGGTGGCTGCGGGCTCGTCGGAGCCGTCTCCATCCTTGTCGTCGGCGAGTTCGGCCGCCAGCATCCGCTTGGCCTTCTTGGCCTCCTCGTCGTCGCCCTCGGCCGCCTTTCGAAGAGCCGCGATGGCGTCCTCGTAGGGCTTGCTCGCTGCCTTGGGTCCGCTCGCGTTGCTCGACGTCTTGCCCGCCATGTTGTCCTCCGTTGCGTCGCCTGCGATGATCGCTGCAAGCGTCGAATCGAACGTGCCGATCTGGTCTGCTAGTCCCATGCTGAGCGCCTCGATTCCGTGGAACATCCCGGCCTCGAGCGCCTGCACAGCTTGGACGGTTGTACCACGGCTCTCGGCGACGTGCAAGAAGAATACTTCCGCAAGGCCGTTGACCCGCTTCTGTGTTGCCGCCAGTGCTTCCGCCGTGATCGGCGTGTGCGGATTGCCGTCCGCCTTGCGCGCTCCGGACACGACGAGCTTGTACGAGATGCCGTTGGCAACATCGTTGGCCGTCACATCGACCAAGGTGTCGATCACGCCGATCGAGCCGACGATTCCGGTCTCCGGCACGAAGATCTTGGACGCGACGCACACCAGCGCATAGGCTGCGCTCGTGGCCTGCCCATCGACGTACGCGTACAGCGGGACACCTGCCTCATCGCAGATCTTGCGGATCTCGCGCGCTGTGTCGAAGCAGCCCGACACGAGCCCGCCGGGCGAGTCAACCGACAGCAAGACCGCTTTCGGTGCGATCTCCACAGCCTTCGCGACGCGTGACTTGACCCCGTCGTAGGAGTCGAACCACCAATCGTCGTGATGCATGAGAGGACCACACACAGACACGACAGCGACGCCATCGACGACGTCGATCTCGTCCTGCTCTTCGTGTGTCTCGAAGATCATCCCGAACGCGCGCGGCTCGAGTGCGAGCATGCCTCGAGGCTCGAACGCCTTCTGCGAGACTCGAGGAGAGGAGAGCTTCGTTCGCTTCGTCATGCTGTTTCCTTGACGAGGGTCAGCCTCGGTGCCGGTCGAACCTCGTTCTGTGCGACGAGGGGCACCCCAAACCTCGTGGACAGCGAGTCGACGTCAAGCGTCTTTCCATGCGTCTTGAGCGCGTCGGTCAAGCCAGTGATCGCAGCTGCAATCGAAACCAAGGCCTGAGCCTCGTTGTTGCGATCCTTCGGAGGTGTGACGTCCCACTCGACGACCACCGATTCCGACAGCGATTCGACGCCGAATCGTTCCGCGACCCACGGCGGCAAGCCCTGTGTGTTGATCGTGTAGGCGAGTGCATCGGCTGTGGCCTTGATCAAGTCCGCCCGGATGCTCTTGTGAATGTCGGCGTTAGCGAAGCCAGCACCACCATCGGTCGTCACGGTCTGGCCCGCAACCGCGATGATCATTTCGGCGTTCTGATCGGCGATCGTCTTGTTGAACGAATCGAAGCCGCGCCCGTTGCTCTCGAGAAGCTTGACGTCGTAGCCCGGCGTCATGCCAAACACGGTGTTGACTCCCCAGGCCATCACCTTCTGGAACCACGAATCCTTCTGTTGCTCACTCGCGCCCTGTGGCGCGACGGCGACTCGAGCGGGGTTCGCCAGCTTCGCCTCCCAATTGTCCTTGTGCATCGACGCGTGATCCTTGCGGATGTACGCGCGACCCACTGCTCGCCACAACCCGTTCTGCCACGGGGCGTTTCGACCGCCGGGCGTGTGCAGGACCCAACGGCCATCGCCCGGCGTGATCGGGAGCAGACCAGCAATCGAACGGAAATACCAGCGGTTCTCGTTCCACCGGTAGATCAGGAACTCCGGGTCGAGACGCACGAACACCGGGTAATCGCGGCCCTCGACAGGAACGAGTTCGCCGACGCCGACGCCGAGCAGTTCTCCATCTCCTGCGAGCAACGCAAGCTCGGTCGCAGGGAACATCTCGTCGAAGACCGACCGCGCGAGTTCGTGTCCGACCTCGAGCGCTGCGATGATATCCTCTCGTCCGCGAAACCTCTTGGGGAGACGAACGAGTCCCCCGGTTCGCGTGGAGAGTACACCAGCAAGGACGCCATCCTTGCGAGCCGAACGCATGAGGCGAGCCGCACTGGCGAGCCAGCCTGTGTCGGCTGCATACTCGGCCGCCTCGAGGTCCGACATATACCAACGAGTTTGTGTCGTTGGTGGGGCCTGGATCTGGCCTCCGAGTGCCTCGCGCACCTGGTCCACCTGCCCATCGCCGAGGCTCGGCAAGGGCGAGTTCGGGAGCGTGTACGCGGAGACTCCGAGTAGCGCCCGGACGGTGTCCATGAAGGATGCCATGCGAAACACAGTTTACTCCGGCCGCTGTGTCCGGTCAAACTCCGGTCAGCGAAACCGTCGGTTCTGCGGTTCCCAAGCGGACATCCCAGCGTACGGGTCAAGACCTGCGTCGGGCTCGAAAACGTCGTGTGCCTTGCTGGGCCTGGTGTTGTCCACGATCGGCGCGTCGTCCCTCAACGACAGCGGTTCCCACACGCTCAGGGCGAGCGCGTCGTAGCGATCTGGCGACCTTCCAAGATACTTCCTCGCCTCGTCTTTCGGTGAGATCTTCAAGCGCCCAGAGGTCTGTTGTTTCCACTCCCAGAAGTGCAGTTCTGCCGCGAGCTTGGAATCTTCGGGGATCGCCCCTCCTTCTCGCATCCACATCTCGAGGTTCGCCGCAAGCTCGTCACGGATTCGGTCGTACACCTGCGGCTGCCTGTGTGCCTTGTCGGACGACCGAAGACCTACAAACTCGAATGAGCCTTTGTGAAGCTCAGAATAGTTGCGCAACACGCCGAACAAACCAGCACCAACGGAACCCTCGCGATCGAGCACAACGACAGGCGTCTCTCGAGGGAGCTTGTAGCGAGTGATGAAGTCCAGCAGGTGCGTCAGGTGTGCCTCGTCCGACAATCCTCTGAACGGAAACAAGCCGATGCACTTGAGGCCTCGCCTCACTGCATACATGCTCTCGTCACCAAGGCCGGTTGCACCTGCAGGATCGAGCCCGATGTACAGCCGCCCCGATTCTGCTGTCTCTGTCCACCTCTGTTCTGCCTGCTCGATCGCGTGAATTGAGAAGATCTTTCCATCTTCTCTCGTGGCGAACTCGCCCTTGATGCGCACCCTGTACAGCGGCGAGTCTTCACCCCATTCCTCTCGCTTTTCGTCGACCCACTCCTTGGTTGCGAGTCCAGGGATGACAACACGACCCTGCTTGACGTTCGGTGTCTCCTCGCTCGAGATCGTGATGTTCTTGTAGAAGCGCGACTTCTCATTGAACGCATCAAAGAACTCGCCGTCTGTGCGCGTAGGATTCGAGAAATAAACGATCTTGGCTCCGCCTGCTCGGTTGCCTTCGATTGCTTCGAAGATCGCGTCACTCACACCCGACGCTTCATCGATGATGTACAGCAGACGAGGACCGGAGATCCCAGCCACAGCCTCGGCTTCTTTTGCTGTGAACCCGACGATCTCTCGAAAGTCTCTCGACTTGAGGCCAGTTTGTGCTGTGTCTCCGATCTCGCCATCGATCAGCGTCGAGTGCTCGCATGGGCGAGGACCATCAGCCTCGATCGTTCTGCATGCGAGACAACGACCACCTCGCGACCTCATCATGCGCAGTTCACGCCACAAAATCTGATTTACTTGTCGCGCCGTCGTCGACGACATGACAACCCGCGCGTCCTCAAAACTGCAGTAAAACCACAACGCGATGCCCGCTGCGGTATGAGACTTCGACACCTTGTGTCCGCTCTTGACAGCGACACGAGAGTTATCGCGCACGGCTTCAATGATCTCTTGCTGCTTTTCCCACGGATCGACACCAAGGATCTCGCGAAAGAAACCTACCGGATCCTGCTGGTACTTGGGCGAAGGAAAGCGGATTCTCGTCGTCTCTTCCAGTTGCACACGTAGCGCCTCGAGGAACGAGGCTCGGAACGTGAGCCTCTTGTCCGCGTAGCGAGACACGAGCCGCCTTGTGCGTTCGGTCATCAGCTTTTCGATCGAAGCTGTCACGACAACGACCTCTCGATCGCGTCGAGCACAGCCTTCGACGCAGCCGGGTACGGGCGCAAGGCTGCGAGAATCTGCGTCTGCAGCCTCTTCCACGCTGGGTGGTCCCTCACGACACGATCCTCGAGAAGCTCTCGCTCCTTCTCGAGCTTCGCGCGCAAGGCCAGCGCTGCTCGTTCCGCGTCACGTAGCCTCGAGATCTCCGATGGCAAGCGATTTCCGGCTGCTAAGTCCTCGCGAATCGACTGGATCTGCCGGTTGATCTCGTCGATTGTGTTCCCGAGAGGGGCCTTGGCAAGCTTCGGTTTGGGCTCGGAGGCACGAGACGGGGTGTCCTTTGTCTCGTCCTCGAGTGGGTCCCCCGAGCGCAGCTTTTCGGCCAGCGTCGGTTGCACCTCAACGACCTCGGGGGCCTCCGTCTCGCCCTTTCGCATCGTGCCGTTGTAGATCGGCTTTTTCGGGGGCACGTCCCAATCGCCGACGGGGATTCGGAAGCACTGTTCGAGCTTGGCTTTGTGGGCCGGGGTCGGTACTGTCGTCCCGTGCTTCCACTTGCCGATCGTCTCGGCGTTCACCCCGATCTTGTCCTTGATTATGCCAACGGACAGATACACCACCCTCCGCTGGCCTTCGTTTGAAATCTGCTTTACAGGCATCGTAACCCGTCCTTCACGGCCTTTGGTAGATATATGATACCCGGAGTTGACAATATCTCTGTCAAGCTGTCAAC